AAACAAATTACATATTTTTTTCTGCCCTGATTGTTTCCACCTCCGACCTTTACAATTCTTCTTTTCTTTTTGGTTGAAGTCTTTTCCGCATAGCTTACACGTGCGGTATCGCAAATCTTTTCAAGCGTGTTTCCGCAAAATGTCATTAAGCCGCTTTTCATGGTGGCTTCTTCGTCTGTGATAACGGTTTTCTGGATCTTTCTTGTGTCGTCCTTTGCCGTGTAATAACTCGGCTTGTACTCAATGGTCGCGCCACCCTGAATGTATGAAATCTGATTTTCGTCTGTGCAAATTTCATCAACCGACGGCAGATTTCCGTCGAATAATTTCATATGGACGTTTCCAGATCCCAGAATAATTCTTTCTGTTTCTGCCATTTCTATTTCCTGCCTTTCTTCTGCGTGATATTGAATTCATACGCCGTCTGAACCATGTTTTCGGAAGTGATCTCTGCCTGATATTTGCTAAACGGCAGATCGAAAAGAACTTCTTCTTCGATCCGTTCTTCCAGTGATCCGTCCGGCGTTCTGTCCGTGTACAGTTCCAGTGATCCGTCGATCTCCCGGATTCTGTTCTTGTTATCGTCGCCCCTCTGGTCCTCACTAACTAGATAGACTATATACGGCGGATCAGGGACCGGCTTTTTCGCTGTCTTTTTCCATGCATTCTCCGTGATCGGAAGCCCGATCGCCGTTGCTCTTGTGATGATTTCTTCAATCGTTGGCATTATCATTCCTCCGATAATTTCTTGTTAGCGTTGGATATTGCTAACTGCTCTACAAGGTCGTTGGCCGGCTTTATGTGTTCGTACGCTTTTACTCGTCCGCCGTTCCTGCTGGCATGTCCATTTTCCAGTAAGTGCGTTATCTGATAGCGATTTTTGTTCCTGATACTCCATTGCTCTAAGCCCGTTATGGCCGAATACTGCTTTCTTCGTAGCGTAGCTTCCCAACTTCTCGCGTATTTTCCAGTTCGTTGTGGACTGCTTTCTTGCAGTATCCTTTCGCCTTGTATCGCTGTTTCTTTTATTGCAACGTTTAGTTTTTTTCTTAATTCTCCGCCGCCCCAATTTTCCAGTTGTTTTACGACCTCTTTGGGTAAATCTTCTGCTTCAATTTTTACAATCATGTATTGCCCGCCCTTTCTCCGGCGTACAGTTCGATCTTTCCGTCCGCTTTCGGACCATAGCTTCGGTATATCGTTAGGCGGCGACCGTTGAATTCAACTTCCTGTTCGTCGTTGTATTCGTTGGCCCATACGTCGAACTTATAGCGGGCTTTCATGCTCTTTTGTCCTGCTGCCACAAATTCATCACGCCCGATCGGTTCAACAGTTGCGATCACTCCGTTTTTGACGTCTTCCTCTTTGGTTTCGCCCGGTTCAACCAGTGTGATATATGCGTCTATTTGTAGTCGCCCCCTTTGATTCTGGTTAAATGCATATTGTAGGCCGCTAACCATTTGTCGTGGTATGCGTCCATTCCGTAATATGCTTTGACATACGCAAGGACGGCCCCAATGATTAACGGATCTTCCGGGGCTTTCAGATACTTTTCTTCATTTACCCCGATTCTTTTCAGGTCTGCCAGTACGAAATCGACGTGGGTTTTCACGTCTTCGTCCAATGCATCATTTGAAAGTTTTCGGACGCGCAATTTTGCTGCGTCCACAAGTTCGTTGTAGGTCATTGTTTAGCCGTCCTTTCTGTTTCTTATTTTCCTGTTTCCGGTCGTTTCACGCGGATAAATCCGTTATATGCGGCAACCGCACCGCCCGCGAAAATGTCTGCTCTGTATGCGATCTGTCCCTGTTTGAATTTGTAATCGGTTGATTTTCTCGCGTCGATATCAGAAAAGATCGGCATTTCGTAGTTGCTAAGTGGTCCATACGCCATGCAATATTCTGCTGTTGAAGTCTGCGTGTCTGTCACAGCTTTACAAGCGGAATTGATAACATACGGTACGCCGTCGATTGTTCCGGTGTTTCCGTGGTTTACGATTGTGTAGAATTTGCGTCCCTGTTTATCTTTCAGTTTTGCAAATGCTTTCAGATCCTTTTTGTTCAGGATCAGAACGGCAACGTCTTCTACTTCCTCGTCTCCGCCGTAACCATAGATAATATCGTCCAGTGTTTCGTCTGTAATCTCCTTCATAGAAAGGTCTGTTGCAGGATCAATAACCTGTTCGGTTGCTTTTGTCGGGTTGTGGAAAATGCCTTTGAATTTTCCGCTTGTACCGTCCCCGATCATGATCTGTCGATTCATGTACTTTCTGATTGCGCGTGTGACAGATCCTTCTACTACAGAATCGTAATCGGCGTTCGGAAGTTTAACCATTTCTTCTGGTTCTTCTGTGTATGCTGTGATCTTCTGTTTTTCTATGGTTACATAGCCGAATGTCGGTTCTGTTGCGCTGTAGTCTGCGCTTTCTGCTGTGCTTCCTGCGCCGTCGCCGTAGCTTTTTACATATCCTCTCTGATATGTTTCGCCGCCATTTAGCGGAATTGCTCTGACACGATCCACCAGTGAGGAAACGTCGTTGAATGTCTCTTTTACGTCGCTCGCGGTGTGTTTTGGTGTGACTGTCTGTGTGACAGAAAGCGCATTCTGTACAGATCCGAACGCTACTTTTGCGTTGAACTGTACTGTCTTTCCGTCTTTCAGGCTCTGCCCTCTTTCTTCACGTTTTTTATTCTTCACGTCGTCGCCTTTCTCTCCCGGTGTGTCGTCGTGATCGTCGCCCGCCTGTGCTGCCAGTCCTGCGATATTTGCGCGGTTCTGAATGTCCTGTAAAATGCCGTTAATGTCTTCGGCTTCGGTTGTCAGGGCGTCCAGTGCTTCGCCTTCTGCTGTCTGTGCCTGTGTGCCGATCTCTTTCAGTCTTGCTTTCAGGTCTTTCATGTTCATGTTCACAAGTTCTTCATGCTTCATATTCGCTTTATTCTCCTTTCGTCATTCCCTCGATACATAATCTTTTGATCTGGTTTCTTTTTTCGGCGTCTGCTGCCGCTTTTGCCTGTTCTTCCGGTGTAGGCCCCTTCGGTGTCTGCTCCGGCTGTTTCTGGTGTGATTTGAATTTTTCCGGCAACTTTCCGGCGTAGGTCAAATAGTCGCCGACTGCTGCCACATAATCGGCCGCGTCTGTCTGTGCGATATTGAAATACTTTGCCGCTTCTTTGCCATCTAACCATGTTTCGGCGTTTACCAACACTTCCACCTGATCGATCGTGACGCCTTCCGCCAGATGTTCTTCGTATACGTTCATGATTCCGGTCTGTATTTTATCCAGATCGTCCGCCATTTTTCGCATTTCGTCCGCATTGCCGGAAATTGCGCCCCATGGCTTGTGAATCATTAAAAATGCGTTTGACGGTATTTCCGGTGGCTCTGTTCCCGCGAATGCGATTACAGATGCAATCGAACCGGCCAATCCGTCCACGTATACTTTCACTTTGTTTTTCTCTCCGTGTCGTTTAATCATGTTGTAGATCGCCATTCCTGCGAACACTGATCCGCCGCCGGAATTAACATATACATTTAAGTCTTTTCCTTCTGCCTGTGAAAGAAAATTCTTGATTGCGTCCGGGTACTGATCTTCGTTCTGCCATGCTCCCCACCAGTCCGACACGATATCGCCGTAAAAATAGAGATCTGCGGAAATGTCGGTCATGTTTTTGATTTCAAGCCCTTTTAATACGTCCGCCATTGTTTACCCCCTTTCAGTTTTGCTTGTACATAGATAGCGTTCATTAGCATTTCAAGCGGTACTTTCGCCGCCTGCTGCTGTCCTTCGCCTTCCGGCGGTCCATTGCCGCCGCTTCCGTCCTGTTGGCCCGTCTGGTACAATGATTGATCGTCTGCTTTCACGTAGTTCAGTGATACCATTCTCACGTCGCCGTCTTCGATCGGCTCATAGTAGAGAAGTTCCCGGAATTCGTTGATTGTGATAATTCCTCGGTCATACAGAACCGATCCGATTGTTGATCGTGTCTGCAATGTCGCATACTGTAAACGATTTGAAGAAAATATGATCTTGTTTCCGAATCCTCTTTCCCTCTCCGTCAGTAATTTGAATGTGAACTCAAGCGATAATTGAAGGGCGATCGGTTCGATCACACTTTCGTAAAATGCGTTCCACTCTGATTCTGAAAATTTTGACATTAAAATGTTTTCATTCACGTTGTAATAGCGGTATACGTTATCGCGTAAAAACTGCGATTGCAACGTCGGAATAGTTGGGGCTTTCTGGTTGATTTCGTGAAATTCCATTGTGTTATCCAGTCCGCCCAGTCCGCCTTCGTTGCTCGCGTCCATGTATGCTTCCTGAAATTCTTTTACTTTCTTTTTCAGTTCTTCATCGTCCGCGAAGTTGTTATATTTCAGATATCCTTTCAGGTTGGCGGAATTTTTAACCAGATTCCGCAATGCCTGTCCGGTTGCGTCCAGTAATTCCAGTGTGTTTTTTAATGCCGGATCTGGTTCAGATCCTAAAAAACGCTTTCTGTCGAATCTCGCTTTCAGGTGGATCACGGATTGATACGGGACCGTGTAGATCTTCCCGTCGTAGTCCCACGTGAACCGGAATAACATCGCTCCGGTTTCTTCGTCTTCCCACACTCTGAACCCACGTGTCGTGATTGGCACAATGCTTTTGACTTTGGAAAAATCGTCATTGTAAAAAATCACTGCGAATGCATTGGATTTTCTGACAAGCTGCGCCGCCATTTTGTACAGTGCGTCGTATACGGACAATTCCGGCGACCAACGCAAGGAAAGAAGTTTCGCCAGATAATCGTCGCGAATCATCATTCCGCGCGAATCTGTGCGAATCAACTGCGGTGTCAGTTTTCCGACGTTCGTTGCGATACAGTTTGTTATTGATCCGATGATATCGCTTGCGTCCATATCCGCCGACGCGTTGTATTCGCCCCTGATTGTGAAAATCGGACTAAACTTCATTTTGCGGAATGTCACAAAATCTTTTAATATTCCCGTTTCGTTCTACCCCCTTTCGGCTTTATTCACAGTTTAGTTTATCTTTTAAGTGCGTTCATTTCTGACCTGTTTTCAGACGCAAAAAAAGAGAGAGGGCGCGCCCTCTCTTATGCTGCATTCTGTAATTGTCTGCCGATTTCCTTGTGATATTTCATTTTTACAGCCAGTGCATCGAAGATCGATACCGCACCGTCAATGTGTGCCCGCTTTTCGATCTTGACAGGTTTCATTCTGCTGTCGTCTGTCTGGATCTGGACGGCCACGTTTAACAGGTGTGATTTTAACAGGTTATTTTCTCCGATCAAATACATTCCGTCTTTCAAATCTCCTTCGAAAGTATTTAATACGGGCGTCAGGTTCGTTCCCTGATATACGTCGTCCATGTGGAAGCCTGCTTCTTTCATTTCTTCCACTAGATAACCCGCGCAATATCTGTCATAGCCGACTTTCAACGGCCGAATCTTGTATTCTTTTATCAGGCGCACGAACCACGCGAACACGTCTTTGTAATTTACCTGATGTTCTCCCGATATCGTGAGATAACCCTGTTCTTTGAAAATGTTGTACGGGACGCCTTCTTCGTTGATTGCCACGTTGTAGCGTTCCTGTGGCATGAAAAATTGTGTGATGATATGATTCTTCCCGCCCTTTTCGATAACCAGTGAAACGGCTGTCAGGTCGGTTGTTCGCGAAAGGTCGATACCGGCCACGCAATAGCAACCCCGGAAGTCGTCTAGTGTATACGGTTGTCCTGCTGCCTTCGCTACCGTCTCATAGTCAAGCCATGCAATCGAAGAATTTTGCTTGATGTTGCAATACTTCGTCATGAATTCCGCTTTTTTTGATAACGACTGTAGCGCGATCGCGATCTGTTCTTCGAAGAATTCCCACTGAACCGAAGCACCTAAATTGGGGTTAGCTTTTGCCAGTTCTTCTTTTGTGTTCCACTTTTCCAGATCGTCGATCATGTACAGGAATGGAAGCAAGCGTCTTTCTTTGCTCGATCCTTTCAAGAAAGCTGTTGATCGCTTCATCAGTTCGTCGAAGATTCCGTCGTTGACATATCCGGCGGTTGATGTAGAAAGCGTGATCGGCTCTGTTCGCGCTCCTGTACCTGATACCATAACTTCGTACTGCTTCAAGCCCTGATCGCCCGGCCATGCTTCCATTTCGTCGTTTGTTGTCATGGTCGGGTTGAATCCGTCCGCCTTCTTTGCGTTGAATGCAATTTTTTTGATTGTGGTGTTTAATTCCGCTATGTAGATATCGGATCTCCGCTTCTTTGTCACTTCTGCCAGTTCTTCTTCCGCTTGCGTGATCTTGTAAAAACTGTCGTACACGATATCGGCCTGATCCAGTTTCGGCGCAAGGCAATATAATTCGCTGCCGTATTCTCCGTCGATATACGCCACGTATGCCATAATTGCAGCCGCAAAAAGACTTTTTCCGTTTTTACGTCCGACCAGAAGAAAGATTTCCCGGAACTGCCGTCGGTGCGTCTTTTTATCCAGTATTCCGAATATCGCCGAAATAATAGCTTTCTGCCATAGTTCCAACTTGAAAAGGTCATTCCGCCCTTTTGAGTGGTGGCAGAAATTTTCGATAAACTGGATCGCTTTATTTGCTTTCTTTGCATCAAAATCCCAGTCGCCGGATTTTATGCCGTCAACTAGGATTTTATAAATTTTCTTTATCCATTTTCCCGCTATGATCTCCCCGCGTTCGATTTTGTCGCAATACTCGACAATGTAATTCACATATACGTTATGCATTTCGGAACGCTGCCAACTTGCTTATTTTCTCCGTCTGCTGTTGTGGTAAATACTCGATCAGCTTGTCGATGTTTGAGTTATACGCCCGTGAATATTTGTCGAAGGTTGCAACTGCCGGATTCTCTTTCATGTATCTTTGTGAGCCGTTGACGACTTCGGTCTTTAACCCTTCCGTCATGATTGAGTATTTCGCTTCCCGGATCGCCACGGCCTGAAATGCCATTTCTTTTACCTTGCGTTCGATCATTTTCTTTTTCCGGTCGTCCTCAACGTCCTTGAACAATTCCATGATCTTTTTTCGTTCCTTTTCAACCTCTGCTTCGGTTAAAATCTCGCCCGCTGCTTCTTTTTTCAGTCTCGTTTTCAGGTTCTTTTTCCGTGCTTCCGGTAAATCTCTGAATATTCCCAGAAGTTCCAATAACTCCGGTAAAACCTGATCTTCTTCGGGTTTTATCTCTCTATCTTTCTCTAAATCCATGCATTTACACCCCCTCTCACGTGCGCGCGCCTGCGGAGAGTCTTTTTGACCTAACTCCCTCGGTTCTTTCTGGTACAAAATTTTTGTACCACCGGGGGGTGGTTGGCGCGCTTTTCGCGATTTCGTTTTTGTTTTTGGCTGATCTGTTTTTGATTTTCAGGAAAATGATTTTGTTGGAATGATATTGCCGTCCTTGTCGAACCTGTATCGCTTCGGCTTGCCGTGATGCTCTGTGTTGTGGTGTTCGTCGCACACGACTTCCAGATTATCCCACGACAACGTGACATTCGGATCGTTGATATTCTTCGGCGTGATCCATGTCTTGTGATGCACTATCGTTCCGATGTTGACTTCTTTCAAGCTGCGTTTGCCTTCTTCGAATTCTTTCTGACAACGCTCGCACATTCCGCCCTTGCTGTCGTAGTATGCTTTCCGTGTCTTCTTCCATGCTTCGGAATTGTAAAAGGCTTTTGCATATTCTTTCGCCACTTGTCACTCTCCATTCTATCTTCTGTCGCTGTTCATTTCTGACCTGTCTTCTTACTGCTGCCGATCATATCCATTGATGCTGCCACGTGATAACAGAATTCTTTCCGGTATTCGTAGAACAGGCGTCGGCAACAATACGTTTCCCCTAGCAATTCCCACGGCGTATTATCCTTCAAACTCTGACAGATCTTCCCGATAACCTGATCGCGTGTACTTCCCGTGAATCCTTGCAGTCCGATATTCTCTTTTGCTTCTTCGATTGCCTTATCTGCCTGTCGGTCGAACGCCGTATACTGCCCGGTGTGCTTTCTCCTGTCTCGCTTCTCCTGATCCTTCATGATTGCCCGGACGATCGTTTTTGTGTTTTTATCCAGCTTATACGCCATGGCCGTTTCTCCTTATCCTTCGATCTTCGTATTCTGTAAATAGTCCAGAAGATCTTTTTCTTTCATATCGTCGCAGTCGTACAGAAAGGCGGTCAGGGTTGTTACTTCGCTTTTCCAGTATACCTGTTTTGGAAAATGTCGATTGATAAATGGTCCCTCGATTTTCCATTCGTATTCTGTGTTCATTGATGCCGGATCGATTGCCTGTATAAATCCTTCTCCCAGTACGTCCACCCGTTTGTCTTCTGCCTGTAGAATCCGCATGGTCTGACCGCATGGATATTTGTTTAATACAAGGCGCGTCACTGTCAGTTTCTCTTCTTCGTCTTCGTATTGCTCCGTCGCGTCTATTAAATTCCAGTGTACTTCGTTGATCTCGTATTGGTTGGCTTCCTTCGTCGCCTTGAAAGCCCCCCCCATCTTCCGGCATTTCTCCCGTTAATTCGATCACTGCTGCCAGTGCCTTTTTATCCAGTGATTCTTTTGTCGTGGCGATCGCCCAGTATGAACCACCAAAAAGTAACTGATTTCCCCGGCGCGCAACGTATAAGCCCGCGCCCGTGTAGGCTTCTTTTATCAGTCTTTTGAAATCTCTTAATCTTACAAACATTGTCCTTTCTCCTTCCTACCATTCCGGCTGTTTATTTTTCTTGTACAGTTCACAGTTCGCGCACGGCGTCCAGTCTGCTTCGATACCTTCGCAACACCCGAATATTTTCGGGGCTTCCTCGCAATTAACCAGATCGAAGTTGTCTGCCCGTGCCAGATAATGCCGGATCAGACTTCGCGCTTCTTCTGCCGAATATGCAACGGCCGTTTTATAGCCCTGATCTTTTAACATGGCCATAAATTCGACCTGATCTTTTGTCGGCTTGTTATTCCCGAATTTCATTTCGATGTACAGACCGTTGAATCCCCGGCGCGCTACCGGAAGCGACAGATCAGGAACGCCCGCCACCATTCCGGCAGCCTTTAAAAGTGCGCCGTTTGTCCGCTTCCCTTCGTTCGGTATATGATGCAATAATTTTAATTCCGGTATGAATTCTCGGACGGATCGCGCCCAGTTAAAAAGTTTTATCTGCTCCGTGATCTCTGAATTTTTCATGTTTTGTAATTTGATCGCCATTTGATCTCCCCTTTCAGTCCCTTGTCATTCTTGCGTATATGTAAAACGCGGCTGTCACTGTGTTGAACTTCACTTCGGCGTCTAAAAAGCGATAGCCCACGTATTCTTTTTCAAGGCTCTGTTTCAGTGTTTCGTGATCCTTTGCCATTTTCTCAACACGGCGTTTCTTGAATTTCCGGTATGATCTTGTTGGCTCTGGTGGCTTTTTCAGGTTCTTTGAGCTGCACCACCGTTTTGTCCCGTGCGGATTTTGGGAAATGTAGGTCGCAAGGCCTGTTATTCCGAAATCTTCGTCCGGTTTTACCCGGCGCGTGTTCGGTCGCTTGCATTTTCCCCACATTGCTTCTAATTCGTCGCGATCCACGCCGTCGCCGCTCATGAGTATGTGAAAGTGCGGGCGCGTGTAATCGTCCACGGCCAGAATGTAGATATATTTCATGTTATCGAACCCGCGTTTCTTTCTCTTGCGGTTCACTCGCTTGATAAAATTCGTCACGTCCTTTTTTGCTCTCTCTATGTCTTCCGGTATGTAGCGATCGTCCCACCCGAACGTCGCCCAGATATCCCCTGAACCGAAATTGATATTCGCAAGGCGGATCACATATCGGCGGGCGTTCTTGTCGTTCAGATTCCTTTGTGACGGCTTCGTTTCTCTCTTTTTCTTCGTGTATGGCATATCTGCCCGGTTATAGAAAGACGGATAGATCATCACTTCCGCAATCTCTTTCCCGGATTTTATGTTTTTACACTTGATCGTTGATGTTCTGTAAAGGCTTTCCACCTTCCCTTCTTTCAACAGTCGTTCGTATTCCCATTCTTCAAGTTTTGCCTGCTGCTCTTTCCACTGTTCTTCGAAATCTATCAACAGGGGGTTCTCTCGTCTGAACTTCTCTTTTGCCGTCTTCTCTATCTCTTTGTCAAGATCATACTGATACGCTTCGTTGTAGTCGTAGTTATCATATCTTCGTTTCTGCTTCTTCATCGAATCCCCCTTCCCGTCCTGTATTGATTTATATATTAAAAATTTATAGTGTCTGATTTGTTAATACCCATTACAAGGACGGTTAAGATTTCTTTCTTATATATAGAAGAAACACGCGTTCTGTTTTTTACCGGTATTCTTCCATTATGCTTTGTTCGGCTTCTAATAATTTCACGTAGTCGTCTATCGTCATTTGAATCGGGTCGTCGCCAACCCACCAACGCATGACGCTTTCTCCGTCCTTCCAGTATTTACCATTAACAAGGTCGAACGTCTGTTTCCCTTTTGCCTTCAAGACGTCTACCATTCTATCGAATGCATGAACATAGGCTTGTCTATACTTTGGGTATTTTTCAAATTCTTTTTTCTGTTGTTTTCCGCCCGCAAGCGGGCAGCCGATACAACCGATCCGTTTTTCGCCTTCGCAATATCCCGGATTGCTCTTGCACCCGTAATATGTAAGAAATTCCCATACTTCTTCGTCCGTCCAGTCAATAATTGGATTTATAAGTGTCGAAGTCGTCCTGTAGCATGATTCCACAACCCGGCGTTCGCTTGCGTTATCTGTGTTCAGTATGATTCCGCCCCCTTTCGTTGTGCTGAAATTTGCTTCTTCTAAAGTTGCTATTTTCTGAACCGTCACAGGTTTTCCGATAATCGTCACAAGCCCCTGATTTTTTTTGCGGTTGTTAGATTCCGCCCAACGAACGCCGGTTACTTTTCTTCTTCCTTTTCCGCCTTTCTCTTTCAATTCTGCGCAACAATAGCGGGCAAGTCTCGTCGGCGGGAATAATTTTTCAACGATCAACTGCCACATTGTCTTTTCTGGATAGTGAATAAAACCTTTGTTGCCGTACTGTTTTATTACTTCCCGTATGTAGTAAACCGTTTCCGGTGCGTCTACTGTTGTGTGATTGTTATGCACTTCAAAATTAACGTTTGCCAATTCTGCTAAAATTCGTATTGTGTCGCTGTCTTTTCCGCCGGAATAACACAAGTAATATGGTTCTTCCGCTGAAAAGGCCTGTAATCGTTCTATCGCTTCTTTTTCCTTCTTCATCAACGAACCTGATAACATTGACTTTTTTCCTTTCCTGTTGTATTATGGTTTTGGTTAGATTTCGATATCGTTCGAAAAGGCGGATCACGGAAGTTTTTTATCTTCTGTAATCCGCTTTTTCTTTTATTCATTTTCCTTTTTTTCTCTCTGCCCTTCGTGAATATAGTTGACAATCTGTGTTAATTCGTCGTGCTGCTTCTCTGACAGTTCCCCGTATTCGTAGGCTGCTTCAAACTGTCCGATCAGATATCCGGCCGCGAAATCAAGTTCCATGGTTGTTTCTGCTTTCATCAGGCGCGGGATCTGCCCCGATCTGTTGGGTTGTCATACGGGTTTAATGATGTAAGTTCGGCAATCTGCCGTCTTCTCATTGGATTTACTGCCTTGTCGTCTATGTAAATGTCCGCATTGATCTTCCGGCAGTCGTTCCCGTATAGTTCAATTAGTTCCGGCAGATTTTCGTTTACTGCGTCAAATTCAAGTCCACGTTCCTTGCACCACGCCACCGCGTCTTCTAACTGACTCCCGGCTCTGTTCGTCCAAAGGATCAAGCGCGATCCGTTTAGCTGCTCATTTCGACAAAAATTAAAAACGGTCATGTTTACGTCGCCGATTTCCGGCCATGTTCCCGTATGTAGTGTTCCGTCAAAATCAACGGCTATGATTCGATTTCCCTTTGTATCCATTTAGCCCGCCTTTCTCATCGCTGCCGCCTGTCCGGTCATAATTCCCAGATCAAGCGGTTTTTCCTCTTTGATTGCTCTGTTTAAGTCTTCCACGGTATAAATCCCGATTTCTTTCAATGCTTCTTCAATTCTCTGTCGTTTCTCCATGCGCCGGACCTCCTTTCTGGTAGCTGCTTAAAATTCCTTTTCGTGCCATTGCTGCGGTCTGGATCGCTTCGACTGCAAGATCGATTGATTTTTCATAAATCCGCGTCAGTCTGTCGTTCTTTACATCTTCCGAAGAATTTTCTTTTACGTCCGACCAAAATTGATCGATGCTATATTCTAATGATTCCAGTTCGTCGCGTGTCTCGTCGAATTCTTCAAAAATTACGCCGTAGGCTTCGTGAGAACTTGCGAAAAGCGGGAACTTTTCGTTTGCTGCTTTCAACTCCGTTTCTGTCAGTTCATAGATTTTCTGTTTTATCGCGTCCATGTTTTCTTCCTTTCTAAAAATAATTACCATTGACTGGAACGGTGCGGCGTCTTTGCCGCTGCTGAATAATGCTTTGTTTTAGTGCCATTGGTTAGATCTCCTTTATATTTTCATTCTGTAGTAAAGTTTCATCATTAAATCAGAAAAACTATAGTCCGGCATTTCTTCCGGTTGCATCGGGCTGATAAGTCCCAGTTTTTCCCAGTCCTTGTGACAGATTTCCGGCGCAAATGCAAATTCTTTGACTTTTGCTTTCAGTAGGTCTTCCGGGACCTTATAAAACCAGTCTGCAAATAATACGTTCCCGTCCTTTTCAATCCACGCCCGCGCCGACGGCTGCGATACTTCCCTGATCTCTCCGACTGTCATTATTTATATAACCAGATCTTGAAAACATAAGTTCCCGGAAGATCTGGATCTCCTGTCGGTGCTATCATTTTTACTTCACGGTCTGCCAGTTCTTCTTCCCGGCGGGCTTTCGCGGCTTTTCCTTTAAAAAGTGTGTCGGATTCTCCCTGCTTTAATGGGTTGTCTTCGTCCTGTACCGTGATATATTGTGCCGGACTTAATAAGGTTAAGAAATCTCTAAATTTCAGGTTCATTTTTGCCATTGCTCTTTTCTCCCTTCCTCTTCGCTTTTTCAATCTGGCGTTTTCTTGTCCCGTGAACCGGTTTTTTTGTGCCTGCCTGTATATGATCCGCCGGTATCTCTTCCAGTGCATCCGGTACGAAGTTCTCTTTGATCGTTTCGTCCATGATTCTTTTGAACTCTTCACTGTCAAAGTTTACGTTTACCACTCCCATGACCGGTTTTTCTTCTTTGTGTTCCTCTTTCTTCCCTGTCATTGTCTCCCGAATGTAGCCGTGTGGTACGTCGCAATTTACGGCATTCATTACAATCTCGTACTTTGCCGCCTGTTTAATCAGGTTGTAAAAATTAGAATATGTAATCTCTGTCCGGTCTTCCGGTTTAAATGCGTCCATAATTCCCATTAGTGTTTCTCTCCTTCCTGAACGGCTTTTCTGTACGCTTCCGCTCTTGACGTCGCGATCGCTCGCTGTGTTATACCGACCATGAATCTTTCGACGTGTGCGCGTTGCGTTCCCTGCGCTACTGCTCCGTCTATGAATTCGCTGATTGCATATCCAAGAAGTGTCGCCACGTCCACAAATTCGCCGTCAATTAACACAATCGGCGGTTTCTCCATGTCCGAACTAAAAACATGAATCCCGGCGACCTGTTCGACCGCAACGGTTTTCATTTCTTCTGGTTTTGCTCCTGCCTGTTCTGCCGCGTCCTTCAACGCCTGTTCGATTGTCTTTTCTTCCTTCATTGGTTAGATCTCCTTTCAGTGAGTAATTGAACCGAATTTCGGTATCTTTATTTTTCCGGCGTGTGTAGTTGATCTGTCTGATCGTCCTTTCCAGCCGCCCCAGTTCGTCCGCCGTCAAGCCGTCGCCGGATAATATCATGATGATTTTTCTTTCTTTTTTCATATATCGCCCCGCGTTCCGGTTATTTGCCGCGAACGATCTTCTTTCTTTTCTTTCTGCTTCCGATATATTGCGCCGGATTCTTGAAATGTCGTTTCTTTGGCTGTGTCTGCGCCCGTGTGTCTGTGATCCGTCGTTTGACCTGATATCTGACCGTTTCGGCGAAATGTTCCGCTTCTTCTTCCGAATACGGCTTTCCTTTAATCTTCTGGATATAATGCATGAATTCATGCGCCGTCGTTTCGATCAGCGTTTCTTCCGGTTCTGGAATGTCTGCCGCTATGTAAATGCGATCCGTGTCTGCGTCGAATACTCCGAAACTTTTCTGCCCGTCCGGTGCTTCGATGTGATCCGCGTCAAATGCGATTATCACGTCCACACCGTAACGGTCTTCTGGATCTTCCAGATCTTCGATGATCTTCGGAAAAGCGTTTTGCAAATATAACAGTGTTTCCATGATCGTTTCGAAGTTCTCTTGAAAGTCCTTGAATTTCTTTTCGCCCGGTATCACTTGCACTTGAAAACTAATTCTTGTCATTTACTCTCCTTTCGGGACTTGTCCGATCAGGCGCGCGCCCGTTAATACCAGTTCTTTTCCCATGATCTCGTATTTCCAGTCGCCGTGAAGTCCGCATTCGCTGTCAAGCGTTCCCTGATAGGTGTCCCATGTTTTCTGTGTTTCGTTGTAAATCTGTAAAGTTACCTTTTCCGTTGACTGCTGCCGGGCGGCTTCTTCCTGCGTGTGCTGTTCTGCTGCCGTTCCCGCCAGGAATCCAGAAATAAATGCCGGAACTGTTATAACTGCCGCGACTGCTGCTGCCAGAAGGCAGGATTCAATTTTTCTATTGCTCATTCGCTGCCGCTTCTCCTTTCCAGTGGTATCGGGTAGCCGTCAGGAAGTGCGTTTATTAACTTCTGTAACTGATTTAACCCGATCTTCTGTATATTGACTAAGGCGTTCGGCTGACAGGCGTTTAACTCTGTCATGTTTTTATGTATGCCAGCCGTGATATCGGACCGGAAGGCGGGCGTTAATGGTTTGTAGAATGTCATTTACGCCACCTTCTCTTCCATTGCGAAAACATAGTCCATTTTGTACTCCGGCATTAACGCACACGTTTTCAGTGCTTCGCCCAGTGTGAACTCTGTTCTTGCGTAGATTTTGTTCTGTGCGGACTTTTCAGAGATTCCCAACAGTTCCGCATACGCTTTGATCGTGATTCCTTTTCTTTTCAGGATCTCAACTAAATTCTTATACATGGTTCATTCTCCTTTCTGTGGTGCTTTCCCTGTTTCCGTGATATAATCGCAATAGAAAGGGGGTGCGCCTGTGTTTGTTTATAATATTTCAGAACTTCTTGAGAGTTTAAAGTCTGCTCAAGACGAAGGTTTCGAATATGTTTCACTTTCCATTCTTGATCCTGATGAAGAAGACGACGAACTGGATTGTGAAACCGTTGTTCTTGACTATGTTCATGATGCTTCCAGTAGTGAAGAAGATATGATCGATTCTGTTACTCTTCCAGATGGCTATTCTCACTACTAATCGTTAAGTCAATTTCATATCCGTTTTTAAGAAGATGTCTCAATTTTCGGGACATCTTTCTTATTTCCTGAAGAACTGGTTCGACGTCTTCCCGTCTTTCGTCCGATGTGACTTTCAGTCTTTCGTTGCTGTTTCCTTTGACTGTGATTTTCATTGTCGTTCGCTCCTTTCTGTTGATTGATTTACCATATTGAGTAGGTCTGACTTAAATATATACTCATAATGGTATTTTGTCAAGTAATAAATTACCATATTGAGTAAATGTTTTCTCTTTCACTGTTTTATGGATTTACTCTCTATGGTAATATTTTTCTTGACAACGTAACATATTTACCTTATTATGTAATTGTAACAAAAAGAAAGGAGATTTACGCCATGAATTTTCTTTCGAAATTAGACGCGCTTATGGCTGATAAGGAACTAAACAAAAGACAATTAGCCACTGAAAGCGGCATACCGTATACTACTATTGTTAATTGGTATAAACGCGGTTACGACAATATGTCACTGTCCAATTTCAAAATTCTTTGCGATTTTTTTAATGTTACTATGGATTCATTGGCACGTGATGACGTGGAAGAATTAGAAAAGCGCGTTCCGAAACGAAATGGCATACATATTTCGAAAGAAGAAGAATTTCTTGTTACTTGTTATCGCGAAGCGGATAGCCTAGTTAAAGAACTTGCTTTACGGGCTTTGCACGTTCGCGAAAAAGGGGACGCCGAAAAAATGGCATAAAATCCCATTCAAGGAAGATTCAGGGAAATGTGATATCGCCTGACCTCTGGAATTAGCGTTCCCGTCTGCGGCGGATCTTCTTTCGCCGCAGCTTCAAAACGATAGATAATCATTTAGCAAAGAAGGTGTCTAAAATAGGACTATTCGGAAAGTTATTTAAAAAGAAGGATAATCCGGTTTCGCCTGATCCGGTCGTTTCCGCTCCGTCGAAGCCTGTTATCCCGACGAAAACTGATAATTTCAAGGTTGCCGGAATTTCTTCGTATATGGATAATCTAATGGGATTAGCGTATGAAAATGATGATTACGAAAAAACGAAGAAGCAGATCGTTGACGATTTCATGTATGACGAAAAGATTTTTCAATATGATTTTCCAGTTTCAAAAGTTGAATTGATTCCCGAACCCGAAAATGAATACGATTCGAACGCCGTAAAGGTTGTTGTTGATGATGTTCATATCGGTTATATCAAGAAAGGCAGTTGCTCCCGCGTGAAGAATCTTCTTTCTTCTGGTCGTGTTACTGATATTGATTGTTCAATTTTCGGCGGAAAATATAAAGTTGTTTGGGATCGTGACGAAGGTTACGTTCTGGAAAAAGACGAATATCGTTTCGGTGCTACTGTAGAAATAACTTACAAATTAGAAACTGAATAAAGAAAATAAAACCGCTCCCGGCGGCAACCGGAAACGGCTTTATATAGATTGTTACCCGTCAACCGTGGGCTGACTATGATAACTCCCTAGCAAGTGTTATTATAGCATAGGCCCACAATCTTTGAAAGGGCTTATTTTTATACCCTTTTTTAGAAAAAATAGAAAGGTTGTGTATATTATGGCTTATGCTATGAAAGTACCTGCTGCCAGTGCCGACGATCGGATCGTTGCGATCTATGTTCGTGTATCGACTGGGTATCAGGTCGATAAAGATTCGCTTCCGTTCCAGAAAAAGGAACTGAAAGCATATTGTAAGCATATCTTACACGTTGATATGTCGCGTGTAGAGATCTTCGAAGATGCCGGGCGATCCGGTAAGAATACGAAACGGCCGGCGTATGAAAGAATGATGCAGAAAGTCCGCGCTGGGCTTGTGTCTCACGTTCTGGTGTATAAAATCGACCGTATTTCCCGAAATCTGGTTGACTTCTCTTTGATGTATGACGATTTCAAATACAACCGCGTGACGTTTGTTTCACTAAACGAACAATTTGACACGTCTTCCGCGATCGGCGAAGCTGTCCTGAAGATTATTCTTGTATTTGCGGAACTGGAAAGAAAACTGACAAGTGAACGTGTGAAAGATATTATGATCGGACGCGCCAACGAAGGGAAATGGAACGGCGCGCGTGTACCTTATGGGTGGGACTGGGATTCGTCCGCCGGGTGGCCGGTGCATTCCAAAAAGGAAGCTCCGTTCGGTCGGGCAATGTATGAAATGTATCTGGAAGTTAAATCGACCGGAAAGATCCGCGATTATAACAATGCTCACAAGATTCCGACCAAGCGCGGCGGCGAATGGACTTCTAAAACTGTCGGCGATTTTCTGCGAAATCCGATGAACAAAGGCGACTATCGTTATAATTACCGGGAAAGTGCGCGCGGTCGAAAAAAGCCGATTAACGAAGTTGTGTACCTTGAAGGTGTCTTTGATCCGCTCATTGATCCTGAAATATGGGAAAAAGTCAATAAAATTATGGATAGCAACCGCGATAAAAGAAATACGGGTGGATTGCACCCGGTAGAAAAGAATTGTAATGTCTTCGCCGGTCTGATCCAGTGCGGTTCGTGTGGTTCTGGTTATCTAGTGGGCAAAAAGGATAAACGTCGAAAGAATGGCTTTACCCCGTCTATGTATTATTGCGGCGCAAAAACGCGGGCGATTCACTGTCAGAACCTAAACGTCAGCGACGTGAAGATTGGTCCGTTTGTAATTAACTATATATCAGCTATGGTCCGCGTATCAAACGAACGACGGAAGATCAAAGCCCCGGAAGATCTGGAAGAAATGCTTCTGTCTGACAAGGCCGTATTTGCCGATATTATGGGTTTATCGTCGGATAGCTTAAATAATACCTTTGAACTATTAACTGGCAAATCTGCCACGGGTGGCGCGTTGTGGCGCGCTGATCTGGTGGATCAGAAAGGCGTGGCCGCTGATCCGGCAGAAATTGAAAGCCTGAAAGATCAGATCCGAAAATATGAACGTGCGAAAGAGCGTCTGGAAGATGCGTATTATTTCAGTGACGACGGAATGAGCGAAAAAGAATATCTGGAAAAGAAAAATCGGTTTGATTCCGGGCGCGTGGCTGCCGAAAACAAATTGAAAGAACTGACCGAAACGCATATCGCTTCCGGTGTTGATGAATCCGCCTTTGTGAAATCCGCTTCCGCTTTTCTTCTGACGCATAAGATCCGTGCCGGATCTCATATCGTATATAGTGATCTGGCCGGAATGGTCGAAGAAGAATCAATCAAAGAGTTTTTTAATCTGGTTTTGGATCATATCACGGTAAAAGATCGCCGCGTGACGGAAATCGTGTTCGCGAATGGTCTTTCACATAAATTTATATACCGTGATTAAAGATGCAACGAAACGGGCGTTATAAGGTCCCGCGCTTTCAGTGTGGATTTTGTGAAGTGGTACAGAAACAAGCGGTTTAATTCTCCCACAACGCCCGGTTCACATTAAACCCGGCCGGAACTTGTCAAACAGCATTACAACGCCCCGTTGCAACCCGTCAGCATTTACAAGGGCTTCGGACCTTCACAATCTCCCGCGGGCGGATCGTGGCTGCTTTAATTGCCGGGCGGCTACTGCTGCCGCCCTGATCTTTATTTCTTTATCGGGAAGTTTTGCACTTCTATTGTATATTCTCCCTTTCCGTTGTCTCTTTCCATTATGATCGCCCAGTCGTTCCCGTGATATATCGATGGTATTCTGCAATCCCTGTTGATTTTTACGCCTTGCACTCTGTCCCATCCGCTTTGTTTCTTTGTCGCTGTCAGTGCTTTTATCGCTGCGTTGTATTCGATCATATCTTCTTCTTTGTAAATCAGGATCGCGAAGTCATGTTCCATAATATAGTTTTCCATTTTCTCTTCCTTTCCGCCGGGGACTGCTGCCCCGGCTCTGTTTTTTTTCTTTATGCTTCTACTTCATAAGGCGATACGAAGAAGATTTCTCTTTCCGGCCATTCGAAGATCTTTTTCTTTTTCTCTTCACTTCTTCTTTCGTTGAATCTTCCTGCGTGCTGAATTTCTACGAATTTAACAGTTTTCTTTGTTCTTCCTGTTATCTCAAATACAACCCCGCCTTTATCAATTCTCTGTCCGATTTCAAATCTTTTCATTTTGTTACCGCCTTTCTAAGTGTTTGTTTATTTTTTATTTCCTTTCGTTAATATTATATTAGCATACGTTTATATGAAAGTCAATACTTTTATTAGCTTTTATTTATATTTTTTCGTTGACTTTAATATTATATTAGTGTATGCTTATATTACAAAAATTGAATAGGTGGTGTTTATTATGATGAAATATTATCGACTGTTTGACCTTCTGGCGCGCCGTGATATGAAAAAGACGGATCTTCTTTCTGTGATCTCCGCGCCGACGCTCGCGAAGCTGTCGAAAGGGGAAACAATAAAAACTGACGTGCTTTGTAAGATCTGCGATTTTCTGGACTGTCAACCGGGCGACATTATGGAATATGAAAAATAAAAATATCCCAACTTTAGGATTTCTCCTATTGTTGGGATATTTTAAAATGCTTTATTTATGGGCTTTTTTACATCACGGAAACCGCGTTCATCTGACAACCAAAGGTTGTGACATGCGCGAAAAGTGGACGCCCTAGTTTTTCGGATAATTCTTTTACATATTTACGGGCTTTCGCAATATAATAATACTGTCGTTCCGGTTCTTCTGTTGGCGGTGCTGCTTCCAGATCAACCGCGTTTATCAATTCTTCTTCAAATAATTTATTTTCATTCATGGTTAGATTTCCTCTTTCTGTTCATGTTTATACGATTTTATATTATATCTGATACAGTTCTTTTTTTCAATGAGAAAAAGTCACGCTTTCGCATGACTTTTCCCAGTGACATATTTTATTTTAAGAAGGTGTAAGACATTTTGTTGTTGAGTTACATTATTTTACGCGGATTTTCTGCCCGACGTATATTTTGTTCGGGTTGCTGATTCCGCTAAGTTGTGCGATCTTCTGGTATGTAGTGCCATACTTCGCCGCGATTCCTGATAAGGTGTCGCCACTCTTTACTGTGTAGTACACTGCGCCAGATCCGTTTCCTGTGCTTTGCCCGTTAATGATCTTCTGTACGGCGTCGTATTTGCCGCCTAATACAGCTTTTCTCACGTCGCCATTTCCGTATCTACCCGCCTTCGTTTCGGCTGCCAGTGTTGCCACTGACGCTTCCTGAATGTGGTTGATCTCGCTTTGTACTTCATTATAACGCGAACCCAACGCCGCTTTTCTTGCGTCGCCGTTTCCATACTTCCCAGTCATTACACCGTAAACCAGATCAAGGACTGATCCGTTCGGTGCGTCCGCTTTTGGTGTCTGGATTGCCTGTGTACCTTTTGCGTAGGCTTTCCATGCTGTCGCGTCCATGTATGCGATATTCATATCCAGATTTCCGTTGTAACCGGATAAACGGCCGGCGGAAGAATACTGGAAGATCGCGGGCGCTCCCCATGCTCCGAAGCCCTTTGCGTCCGTCCATGGGTTCGTCTGATAGCCTGTCGCGTTGTTGTTCGCGTACTGTGCAACCCATAAACCATATTCGGCAGCCACCGTCGCCCAGTCATGCTGACGGCATACGCTTTTCGACATATAGATCAACGGCTTTACGCCTGTAAGATCTCTTACTTTGTCAAGAAACGGTTTTGCGACTGCCGGCCCCTGAGAAAACTTCGCGTTCTGCTCCCCTTCCCAGTCAAGAACCAGAATAGCGTCGCCGATATACCCTTTAATGTTGTTTACGAAATGTTCTGCTTCTTTGGCCGGATCGCCGCCTGAAAAATAATGATATACGCCCAGTAACCGGCCGGCGGCTTTCGCCTGCTGATATGCCCGGTCGCAATCAGAATTTACATAACTTGTTCCCTGTGTTGCTTTGATTATCACGAAATCGGCGGGAACTTTTGAAAGATCAATGCCTTTCTGCCACCCGCTTACGTCAATTCCATTCATGCTCATATTATTTTCGTCCTTTCCGCTCATATACGCGCGTTTCTTTCATCATTGCGTCCGCTTTCAGTGCGGGAACTGTGAAGCTGTTGTTCTTCCACCATGCTACCAACGCGGCCGCTGTGGAAAATCCGAACGATACAACCTGCGTCACGGTTTCGTCGCTGATTGGTAACGGGCTTTTTCCGAAAATTGCAAGTCCGCTGTTAATTATGGTTAAAACCAGAATCGCGGTTCTTGCGATAGTGCCTTTACTCACTTTCATGTGTATTTCTCCTTTCTCCACGCTCTATGCTTTTGATTCTTGCTTCATGGTTGTTTAACATTTTGTCCTGTTCGTCGTTATGCTCCCAGATTCTCCTATGGCTCTCTGTGTTTTTATTCTGCATGGCTGCGAACTGTCCATCTAAATTCTTGCAGGTAACTGTTAATTCTGTGATCGCTTTTGTCAGTGTCACGATCGGACGTACAAGCGCGATGATTCCGCCGCCTAACGTGATTAGCATAACTATAACGCTCCATTCATTCATTTTTTCACTCCTTCCACCCGCCTTTCTGTTATGATTCTATTTCTTTTATTCGGTCATTTCTGACCTGTTTTATTTTTCCTCTGTTCCAGTCAGTTTTTTATATTCTTCGTCGGTCAGTTTCCCGCGCGTTTTTGCCTGATCGACCATTTTTAACCACTGTTCATATTCAAATTTCATTTTCATTTTCAAGAGAATTTTATACATATGTCCCGCCCCTTTCTTATTCTGGAATATATACGTCTGTCATTTCTGCCAAATATTGCAGCAATAACGCTTGCGATTCCACTTTTTCTTCCAGTTCTGCGATTTTTTCTTCCGGCTTCTTTTCTCTTTCCGGTTCGTATGTGGCGTACTGATCCGGGTTTTTCTTTACGTCGTCCAGATCCACCGCGCCTGTTTCTGCTGTGATCTCCGTATAGTCGTATTCGTAGAACGTCTGTGGCTCGTCCTGTCCTTCCGGTGTTTCCTTTACTGTCTTACCGTTCAGGCATAAGAAAATATAATCTTTTCCGTTAAGCTGCTTCACGGTAACTTTGTTTTGCCTTTTGTCGAATCTTGCTTTCATGCGAAACTACTCCTTTACATACTTTTATTGTTTGTACTGTCTGATACTTCTTTTTGATCTTCTGACTGTTTGTGTGATCTAAAATTCCTTTATACGACGCGCACTTTCTAGCAAGCCATAGCGGGATCTTTTTCTTTTGCTTTATGAGTGCCTGCGCTTTCTTATATGCCCGGCGCACGCGCAAGAATACGCGCTGTCTAATCGTGATATGGTGTCTGTATATTCTTACGCCCATAATGTCGATGAAATGTCCGTCGTCCTTTCGTTTCATTACGGTTGTAAATACGATCCAGTTGTCTTTTATTTTTAGCCCCAGTTCTTCCGCCTTTTGCGTGATTAGCTTCATAGCTTTGTGAATGTCTTTCGCATTTGTGCCAAGAATCAAGATATCATCCATATAGAAAAGTTGATGCAATACCAGTTTTATTCGTTCCATGATTCCGTTTCTTTTCTTCCTGATCCTGTACATTCTTTCGGCTATTTCGTGGTATATCTGCGATAAAAAGACGTTGCAAAGGTACTGACTTAAATATGATCCAATGCTTAATCCTGTTTCGAATGTTCCGATCAGAAGCGCGATCAGGTTTAATAACGGTTCGTTTTTAATATATTTTCTTAAAAACTCCATGACCTTTTCCCGATCGATCGACGGATAGCATTTCTTTATATCGCATTGCCCGGCGTATCTGATATTCTTATTTCGCAACCATTTCTTGATCGCTTTGATCCCGTATGACTGTCCTTTGTGTTTCAGTGCCGCGCATTGATATTCGCCGATTCTTTTCAGAAAATCTTTCATCGCTTCCACGGCAATATAATCATAGATCTGCTGTTTGATATTCTGAATCCCGATCCGGCGCACCTTCTGACTGGAAGCGTCGATCTTTTCTTTGTACCATATCGGTTTGAATTTTATTTTGTTCTGGATCAGCTCTTCGCGTATGCCGTCCACTGCTGTTTCAGCGAACGGTTGTAGTGCTTTGATTCCGAATTCTTCAAACGCTCTCTTGATAAAGTCTTTTGAAAGCCCGGAATATTCCGAAAACATTTCCAGAACGTCATTTCTTTTATATTTATTTCTTAAACATTTATACACCGCCTTTTGAATCAATTTTCTATCTGTTATATCTACATTCTTGCAATATCGTTTCATTCGATTGTCTTTATAAGGGCTTTCGGTTTTTTACTACTAACCCCGACGACCGGGCGAACCCCGGCCGTCCTTACTCCTTCATCTCTAAAGTTTTGGTAGGTCTATAAAAAGTATTTCGGGCAACCGCCCAAGAGCCATTTAGGCTACACCCTTTACGGGTGCGAAATACGACGCAAAGTATTTTTGTAAAATAAAATGAAATAAACAATTTCAGCCAAGGTAGTTCCAGTTCGTCCTGTCAAGCCTGTTCCTGCAATTCACGTAAACGGGGCCGCCATTCGCGCCATTCCTGAGATTACCGCGTGCGTCGTAAGTCCTTCTATACCGTCCGGTCGTATTAAGGGCGATCCCCTCTTCCCTAAAGGGAATTCACCCCCAACGACCTACTGTATCAATCGCAGCCAAGGGAGTACCAGTACGGCCAGCCAAGCCAGTACCCGCAATACACGTAAACGGGGCCGCCAAGCGCGCCATTCCAGAGACCACCGCGTCCAAGGTCTTCTCTTGTTCCTGATGTGCTCTTTCCGCCTGCATAGCAACGATCGCCCCAACCTTGCCGATCACTGCTGCCGACTGCCTTCACAAACCATGCGCAAGTTTCCATATCTACTCCGATATCTCCGATCCAGAAATCCGCGCCGTCGTTTGCCGGAATGTTGCCAATCAGTTTATATGTGCTTTTGATTGTTGCTTCGTCTGTGACGTGTTTTGTCCCCCGGCGGGCGATATATACGTCTTTGCTATAATCTTCTTTGAATACCATCACGGAATCTGCATATACGATATATCCGCCGACCGCATCTTCGATGCCCATAACTCTATACGGGTGTTTGCCGTCTGTGTTCGACCTCAACGATCCGTCGTGTTTTCCAATAACCTGATCTGTTGATCCGCTCCACCAGTGCATAGAAGACATTGTGATCGGTGCGTTTACTGTGTCGCTGATCGCGACCGGTGTTGTCGTGAACCCTTCTTTCACGTCCAGATATACCGCTTTGTTGTTTTCGTCCAAATCTTCGATTCTCAATACCTTTACATCGTCCGCGTATTTGTGAATCGTACCGACGCCGCGATCGTTATTTACGTTTGATCCGCTTACCGAACCATAGCCGACCGATACATACGCGCCGACGATAACATTTGCCGCCTGTGCATTCGTTACCGGAAAATAGGTTTCTTTCGTGTCTCTCTGTACTGCTGCCGCATACTGGAAGTTATAGTTTGTCGTTCCCTGAAAAATAGTCTGTTCATTCTTTGTTGCATACTTGATAATCTGATACAGGATTCTATATAGGTTTCTTTCTTTTCCGCCGCCCCAGTAGCCTTTTCCTTTCTTCTGGTAGTTTGTAATCATGTTGTTGTAGCACTGATTTCTTTCTGGTTTGGAATTTTTAAAGGATCGCAAAAGTCCGTCTGTTCCGATTCCGCTTACATATTTACTATGTACGACATACGGGGCGAAGTTTCCGTCTTCTTTCTTTGCAGTTTCCCAACCTACAAGCCCATATTCATCGTTCGGCGTATCTGATAACGTCCAGATCTGCTTCCCGTCTTTTTCTTCCACGTTCCAGTATGGCGTCATAGCAATTACGCCGACATCTACCGAACCGTCATTCTTGAAGCCATTTCCCCAACCTTCAACCGCCGTCGGGACCTTCCGGCCGTATTCGTTCGTTACGTAGTTGCAGTTAAACCATGTAAAGATCCCGATACCTTCGTAGTCGTCCTGTCCTTCTACCGTATCAGTTGACGGTTCGCATACTTTCCCGGCATTTGCAAGCGTTTTCGTTCCGTCTGACGTCGGATTTGTTACTGACAAATATAATTCTGTCTGATATATCTTTCCATTCCTCATAGAGCCGAAAAAGGCTTCCAGAATCTTTTCGTCAATAATTCCGCTTACGTTGTCCGCTACCTTCTGCGCCGCTTCTGTCGCCGCTTTTGCTGCCGTTGTCTGCTCTGTTGCTTTCTGTGCTGCGGTATTCGCCGCCGTTGTCGCTTCATTTGCTTTTGTAACTGCGCTATTCGCATTCCCCGCCGCCGTTGTTGCTGCTCCGGCTGCTTCTGTTGCTTTTGTTGCTGCTGATGTGGCTTTTTCGGCCGCGCTGTTGGCCGCGCTTGCTGCGCCGTTGGCGCTGTTGGCCGCCTGATTTGCCGCTGCTGCTGCGCTGTTTGCTGCGCCTGCTGCTGATGTGGCTTTTTCGGCCGCGCTGTTGGCCGCGCTTGCTGCGCCGTTG